ATATTTGATTTATTCCCACGTGGGAATGATGCACAAATAGCAGATGCTATCTTAGAATTATTCCGCAATAGAGACCACCTAACCGTATTCCATAAAAAAGCCCTATACATCTATATCCATGAAATACTCCCAGATGTAAAATCCCCTAAAATCACTAAAATAGCTAATGGGTTAAAAAAAATATTTCAATCCAATTATGTATTTTATACTGAAAACGGGTATATTGATTTTGAATCTAATTAAACCATATATTTATACATAAAATACTATGAGTAATCTAGATGCTAATATATTCGGGAAAAAGAAATTTTCTGATTTACTTAAAGAAATATACGATAACCAAAAACTTAAAGCTCAACAGATATCTGCATTAATTAACGAATTAAAACCATTAATTAATGACATTGGTGATGCTACCCTTATTGTACCTTTAATTAAAGAATACATGGATTTGGGCCTTAAAAATGATGAACAACTAATCAAAATGGCCACTATTATTCAACGTGCAATAGGTACAGGCAAATCAGAGTCTGAGTCATTTGGTTTAACTGAAGAAGAAAAGGCGCAGCTATTAACAGAGGTGAAAAAATATAACGAGAAATAACATGTCGTATTCTAATTTTGGATTTAAATCAAATGTGAGATCAATAGTATCTCCTTCTATTTCTACCCCTAAATCAATTGAACCCAATATAATTGAGGTTAGGGTAATTAAATCCATTACCACCATGTCTGACTCCAAATCAAATAATCTCCCAGTTGGAGCTATTATTGGTGAATCCACAGATTCAAATAATGTAGGAAAAACATTTATAGCTAACCCCCTAAATTCTAATATTACAAATGTCCCCGTTGTGGGTGAATTAGTTGATTTATATAAATCGTCTATACCTAATTCAAATGGAAAACAATGGTTATATGGGCATCCCAAGGGGGCATATGGTACTACATCTGTAAATAGTAATTCTGTAAGCTCTAAATTAAAAACATCCCCACCAACAACCCAATCTACAGTAAAAAACTACCAAGCATCAACTTTAGGCATACCTATAACACAACCCACCCCACCAAAATCTAATCCTACCCCATCAATTGAAGACCCAAAAATATCATCCCTTGAACCAAACCCAGGTGATATTATATATGAGGGAAGACATGGTCAAAGTTTACGTTTAGGTAATACTAATAAAAATCCAATTATTATATTACGTAATGGCCAAAATCCCAACCAACCTATATCCCCTGGTGAGCAAATAAAAGAAAATATACAAGGAGATATATCATCACTATATTTAACTTCAAATCAAAAAATATCTAATTTAGATATAGCTAACAGTAATTTTAATTCATTTGGAACTACCCCTAAACCTGAATCCCCTTCAAGCTATATTGGACCCCAATCCATACTCAATTCAGATAGAGTAATATTAAATGCCAAAAAAGACAGCATCTTAATAAGTGGAAATAAATCATTATTTTTATCATCTAATGAAAGCATCAATTTAGAATCAGATAAAATATACACCTCATGTAAAGATATTAGATTAGGAGCACCTTCCGCTGAAGAATCAGCTCTATTAGGTGACTCTACTATAGAGATTCTCCAACAATTAACTCATGCTATAAAAAGTTTAGCCAATATATTATTAGTAGAAAAAAATTGGCCTGAAGGAGTCTTAGCTACGTCACTTAACTCAGTAGCAAATGATGTAATATCTAGTAAATTGATTTATCATCCATATTAAGTTTTTTAGGAATAAACATCCCCGAATTACCGGAAGGTATTGATTTACCTACTAAAATATCTACTATAAAATCAAAAGGAACAATTGTAAATGGGAATACCCTAGAACCTATAAAGAATGCCAGAATAATTAGCCCCTTAGGTAAGGTAACTAAAACAGATAAAGATGGAAATTTTGAAATTCGAGTCCCTGATATAGGAAAATATAATATTCCGGTCAATAAATTTGCTTTTAATATAGTTTCTAGTAAGTTTGCTCCTTTTAAATTAATACCCTTTAATTCTATTAAAGAAGTTAAACCTAATACAGGAATAATACCGTTACGTCCTTTAGAGGTTAATATAAATAAAGAAATTTCCAAGTTTTTTTCATTTACTGATGAAGAAGTAACTAAATATTCCACGGTTGAAATCACTTTTGAATTTCATGCCCAAAAGAATATTAATAAATGTATTAAAGATCTAAAAAAACTAGTAATCCCAGCAATGCTACTTTTAATATCAAAATATGGTATATCAAAAATAGAGGGTTTATTAAATGAAAATAAAACTAAACTTACTGATTTAGCTTTATCTCAAATATCATGTCCTGTTAAATCCGATATAGATATTATATTGAGAAAAAAGAATAGTTTGGCTAAACAAATAAATTCGTCTTTAACTATAATTAAAAGAACAAACGATGTTGTATCTACATCTGAAAAAATATTAACCACCACTAACACAACATTTAAATTATTAAAAAATCTACCAACCCCCACTGTCATATTTGGAGTACCATTAACAGTATCTGTAATTAATGGAATACAAGACACCAAAACTTATTTATCTAAGATAATATCCAGAACTACTCAAGTAAATACCAAATTACTAGCAGTATTAACCCTACTTGAAACAACCTTAACCACTGTACTAGACATATTAAAAATCCTAGACCTACTAACTCAACATTGCTACCCAGAGGCTAAACAAGAACAGATATCATCTGATTTAATCTCTTTAACCCAACAACAATCCCAACAACAATCACCAGTAGTAACTAACGTAAATGGGTTTGAAATGGGTGTTGAAACTGAAGACACTACAAAATCACTAAAGCGTAGACGAGCTATCGCAAAAAATGCACAAGGTATAGTTATATTAAAAGGAGAGTGGTCATTCAGTTCCATTGATCAGATATTGATAGACGAGCTTGTATTTTATATACAGCAAAATAATTTAAAAGCATATTAATTCTATATTTATAATCATATGAAAACATCAGAACTTAAACAATTAATTAAGGAAGCGGTACGTGAAGCTATTCAAGATGAATTAAAAGACATATTATTGGAAGCAGTTAAATCTACTAAAACTATAGTTAAAGAATCATATACACCTCAACCTGAGACACCAAAACCAACATTTACTCAACCTACTATGGATGTGAGACAAAAATATATGGATGCATTAGGTGAAACTACTTTAGGATTTACTACAAGAGACCTTCCTTTCTCCCCAGTAGGAGTTGACCCAGTAAATGGTAGTTTAGGGAATGGTGAATTAAGTATGGACCAAATTACACGTTTATTAAATAATAAATAATGCCATTCGAGCCCAAACAAATAAACCCAATTGATTTACAGGAGAGCGTGGCGGTGGGAATAAATCTCCCATTTGCTGCACCCTCAGTATTTTCATCAAATTACCAAACAAAAGATGCCATTAAAAGTAATCTAATTAATTTCTTCCTCACCAACCCAGGGGAACGTCCTTTAAATCCATTATTTGGAGGAGGTTTACGTGCTTTTATATTCACTAATATAGCTAGTAATAATTTAGATTCACTTCAAGAAGATTTATCTGAGAAAATAGAATTATATTTTCCTAATATTGTAATTGAAGATTTAACCGTATCTGGGGATTTTGACAATAATCAAGTAAACATATCATTAACATACTCCGTTATAAACACTAATATAATTGATACACTATCAATTCAATTTCAATAGCATACCATGAATAGAGATATTAAATACATAAATAGGGATTTTTCCGATTTTAGGCAACGCCTAATCGAATATACTAAAACATATTTCCCTAACACATATAATGATTTTTCCCCTACATCACCTGGCATGATGTTTATCGAACAATCAGCATATGTTGGAGATGTATTGAGTTTTTACTTAGACAATCAAATCCAAGAAAATTTCATCCAATATGCTCAACAAAATAACAATATATATGAGTTAGCATATATGTTTGGATATAAACCAAAAATCACAACAGCTGCACAAGTAACGCTTGATTTTTACCAACAAGTTCCTTCAAAAACCGTTGGAGGAGAAGTAGTACCGGATTATGAATACGCTGTAACTATAGATGAAAATACCACTGTATCTTCAGCAACAACAACATTTTTAATCCAAGACAAAATTGATTTCTCCGCATCTAGTTCACAAGACCCTACAGATGTTTCAGTATACCAGGTATCAAGTGGTGTGCCTCAATATTTCCTTTTAAAAAAATCACGTAACGCCATATCTTCAACCATAAACACCCAAACGTTTACATTTGGGGACCCTCAACAATTTGCCACTATAGAGCTATCAGACAATAATATTATTAAAATACTAGATATAGTTGATTCAGATGGAAATGTGTGGTATGAAGTAGATCATTTGGGACAAGAAATGGTATTAGATCCATTAAAAAACACTAATATTAATGACCCTAATTCAACTAAAGATGTACCTTATTTATTGCGTTTAAAAAAAGTACAACACCGTTTTGCAACACGATTTATATCACCCACTAACCTACAAATTCAATTTGGTGCAGGAAACACCAATGACATAGATGAAGAAATTACCCCAAACCCAAACAATGTTGGACTTGGATTACCATTTAAACAAAACAAACTTACCTCTGCTTATTCTCCTGTAAATTTTCTCTACTCAGGAACGTATGGGATTTCCCCATCAAATACCACATTAACAGTTAGATATTTAACAGGTGGAGGTGTATCAGCTAATGTTGATTCAAACACAATTACAAATTTATCAACTACTAATATTAAATTTAATTCAAACAACCTAAACTCAACCACCGCTAATTATATATTTGATTCATTAGCAGCTAATAACCCCGAGGCAGCAAGTGGAGGAAAAAGCGGCGATACAATTGAGGAAATCCGCCAAAACACCCTTATGCTGGTAGCATCACAAAATCGCTCAGTAACCGCAGATGATTATTTAATTCGCGCACTAAGTATGCCATCAGATTATGGTTCTGTATTTAAAGCTTTTATTCAACAACCACAATTAACAGATGAACAAACATCTACCATTGAAACATTAAGCTTATATGTATTATCTCAAACATCCCAAGGGCATTTAGATTACGCTTCATCTGTATTAAAACAAAATTTACGCACTTATTTATCGCAATATAGAATGATAGGTGATACAATCGAGATACGAGACGCATATATTATTAATATTGGTATTAATTTTGATATTATAACATATCCTAATTACAACAACAATGAGGTATTACTTAAATGTATCAATGGACTAATTGACCATTTTAATGTAGATAAATGGCAAATAAATCAACCTATTATGGTACGTGAATTATATAGTTTATTAGATAAAATTCCTGGTGTGCAAACTGTTAAATCTATTCATATAGAAAATAAAGCAGGAACCTCATTAGGGTATTCCCAATACTCATACGACATTGAATCCGCAACTCAAAATATGGTAATTTACCCATCATTAGACCCAAGTATATTTGAGTTAAGATACCCATCAACAGATATAAAGGGACGCGTATCTCAATTCTAGATACGCGGAAACCCACCCATTAGCCATATGTATAATAAAATAATCATATGGCTGTATCCAAGATATTCCCTATACAAGACACCACACTATACTCAGGACAACCCGACATTAACACCGGGTTGGACTCTATATGTGAAATATTTAACCAATACGAATTTAGTGGTAATCCATCAGTAGCTCGCTATTTATCATTATACGATAATACTGAAATAAATGATATCATCGATAATAGTATCAGTGGCAGCCCATATCAAGTATATTTAAAGAATTATATTGCAACAGCATATGGTATAGTTGAACCCATAAACATAAACGTGTTGGCTGTAGCCCAAAACTGGAATAATGGAACGGGATACTATGGTGATTCACCTGCAGAAACAAACGGGGCATGTTGGTCAACACCCACTATATCTGGTGCTGCTTCATGGAATATGTCTGGGATATATAACTCATTCTCATATACTGGGTCATATGTAGGTGAATTAGGTGGAGGTAACTGGTATACAACAAGCAGCTTATCATCATCAATAGAGTACTTTACCCAACGCAGCATAAAAGACATTGAGGTAGATGTAACCAACATAGTGAATGCATGGCACACCTCAGACATACCTAACTATGGTTTCATCACTAAATTATCCAGTTCACACGAATTCATAGACAACCCCAATTATACACCCGTACTAAAATACTATAGCGTAGACACCAATACCATTTACCCCCCTTACCTAGAATTCAGATGGGATGATTACCAAACTGTACTTACAGCATCTGCCACAGCATCTATTGTATCCACAACTGATTTAAAACTATCACTAGATGAAAATCCAGGTATATTTACACCTGAGGATATAAATCGTTTCTATATAAACGTATCACCTTTATACCCTACTCGTGTATTCCAAACTAGTTCGTTATTTACTACTACTCATTATTTACCAACTTCTTCATATTATGCTGTAAAAGACTTGGATACCAACGAGTATGTTATTATATTTGATGAAACGTACACTAAAATTAGTTCTGATTCACGTGGTAATTATTTTGATTTACATATGAGCGGTTTAGAAACTGACCGTTACTATCAAATACTAATCAAAACTACCATAGGTGGTACTACTAGAGTATTCGACGATAATTACTATTTTAAAATAGTTAACTAATGAGTAATAAGATCGTACTAAACAAAACTGTATACAATAAAGATGTATACAATAAAATGATTGACACTTCATTTAAACAATTGGGTGTCAAAACCATTCAACAACAATTAGACGAAACACCTACAGTTGACGATTTTTTCCAATTATACAACGAATTATTCTACGACATACCCGAATCAGGTGAAACTAATTCACATGAATATTTAATTACCAAAAGTAGTGAATATATTAATTTCCAACAAAACCTAGAGGAAATTGAAGCACTACAAGCAGAAATAGCCAGTTTACGTACTGAGTTACTTGAAGAACAAAAGAAAGTTATCGAACTACAAACAAAACAATAGTAGAGAATGGCCGCTGAAATCACCCAAATAGATGTTACAACATTAAACCAACCAGAATACCACTTACAAGATGTTAACCTTATCCCTACATTTAATGTAGATAATACATTAACATCTAGCAGTAGGATAGAATTTTACATATACAATGTAAATAATGAATTGTTATATGCCGAACCTGATTTCACCCAATATACTGTTGAAAATGACCCCAATTCAAATGGCACCACATTATCGCAGATAATACTTAATCCTGAGATGGACCTTATGGATAA